AGGCAAACCAAGAATGCCCGCAAGTTTCAATACTTGTACCAATGCATCTTTCTTTAATGTGAACTGGACTTCTGCACCTGCAACTTTAATGTCTTTATCTGGTGCTGCTACAATCATAGATTCATCAGTCAATCGATAGACCAACTTAGATGAGTCGGATTGAATGACTGCACTTCCTGCTGAACCATCACTAGTTTTCTTGATTGTAATATCAGGTTTGTCTAGCGAACCAACAACAGAAAGAAATCGGTTCAAATCATAGATACAAAATTCATCTGCAATTGCATCCGGGATGATTGCTTTACCTACTACCGCTTTTTGCGCTGAAATTACCCTCAACAAATTGCCTTTGCGGAACATCATTCCCGTGTTGATTGTTGAAAAGTTTTTCAGTACTTCCAATGTCTTTTCGCTCAATTTCATTCTTCACTTCTCCATAAAATGTATCGTGGATATAAAGCATCATAATAGCATAGTGTATGACTTTTAGCAAGTCTTTTCGGTTGCGTCCTCCTTTCTTACCATACCGTTGTGCATATTTCATTACATTACCAATAGTGAAACCTTCACCGTGTCCACAGTCAATAATAAACTCGGTCGCTTGAAATTTATTTTGTGAATAGTGTTCACCATATGTTGCTTCAATGTAAGCCTCAAGTTCTTTTAGAATTCTAGGCTCATCATATTTGTAAGGCAAATCTTTCATCGTTTTGGTGCATCATGCGATGCCGTCGGTGAGGCGCCAACTGCTGCTAATGCTTGTAGAGATCCGCCCCATGTATAAGATCCTGTGTGTTTCAATTCAAGCCAAGGAAGCATCCAAACTTTCAAGCCAAGTTTTCTTGTATACTGACAAAACATATAATCTTCGGACAAATAACGTTTTGATTCAGGATCAATAACACAATCAAAGTATGCCATAATCTCTCTGCTGCCGTCAAATGCTTTTGTACGGACATGATCTGGCTTATAACTTCGTTCAGGAAATGCCTCGTTAAATTTTTCAAAGACATGCTTTTGAATCATCATAAATCCTGTACCACCTTCCTTTACTTCCGCTGGCTCATTTAACTTAATACTTGTTGTGCCATCTACAGGATTAAAAACATAATCGCCCGTAAAATTATCTAGGACCAAAGGATCTTTATCCGCAAATCCTTTATCTACTGCTGCTTTGACTTTTTCCCATGATATAGATTTTTTAGGATACGGTCCGCAGATTACATCCTTATCGCCATCTGCCATACTCAGCATCAATAGAATGTCTTGTGCATTAAATGTAATGTCACTATCGATAAACATAAGGTGTGTAAATTCGCTTCGAATAAACTCATCGGCCAAATAATTTCTGGCTCTTGTAATGAGTGATTCGTTGAACATGAAAAACAGTTTACATTCAATTTGGTATTTTGTGCATAGAACCATCAAGTCAGCAATTGATTTGGTGTAACCACCATAACACTGACCACCATACATTGGTGTACCTATGAAGATGGATTTTTTTCTGAGTTCTTCAAGATTAATTTCAAATTGGGCCATAATAACTCCATGATATTGTTGTAATATTATATATGCGAAAAAGGTGACTGATTGCTCAGTCACCGAAAAAAGTTTTAGATTTTAGAAAGGTACTTCTTCAGTATGTACTTCTGGTGCACTCGCCGTAGGTGAACCACTTGCAGGCTCAGGAACCAACTTTGTGTAGAGGTCCCTAAATGCAGTCTTGGTTTCAGCATCAAAGCCGTTGATACAGTATGTAAT